CTGCCCGAGACACAGGCCGGTGACCTCGAGGAGAAGTGATGACGAATCGCGACGACGTCGAGGGGCTCGGCTCCGCGCACGACCGCATCATCGACTGGGCTCGCCGCGATCTCTTCGCGCTCGTGTCGCGTCTCGACCTCACCAGCCCCGAGGTCGTGCGTGACGCGCTGCTCGAGATCGTGCCGGAGCTCGTCTCCGAGTATGGCGACCTCGCCGCGGTCGCCGCGTCCGAGTGGTACGCGAGCATCCGACCGGGCGCCGGCTACACCGCGGTGCTCGGTGATGTGTCCGACGAGCAAGCAGTTCGTGGGAGCGTCCGCGCGCTGGCCGGCGGGCTCTGGACAGACGCGCCACTCGACGCGGTCGAGCAGATCGCCGCGGCGATGAAGCGCCACGTGCTCTACTCCTCGCGCGACACTGTCGCCCGCAACGTGAACCGTGACCCGAATCGGCCACGATTCGCTCGCGTCCCTCGTGGCGCTGAGACGTGCGCCTGGTGCGACATGCTCGCGTCTCGCGGCTGGGTCTACCACACCCGTGAAACGGCCGGCGAGCAGGCGTTCAACGAGTTCCACGACTCGTGTGACTGCGCGATCGTGCCCGAGTGGGACGCCGATACGAGCCATATCGATGGCTATGACCCGGACGAACTCTACGACCGCTATCTGACGGCGCGGGCCGAGCTCGAGGCCGAAGGAGCTCCGGTGACCGACGCTGCCGTCGCTGCGCGTATGGAACTGCTGTTTCCGGACAACTACGCCCGTGCCGCATAGCGGCGGGGTTCTCAAGCTACCCGCCGGTTGGCGGGGTCGTTCACCCGAGCGTTTCGGGGTATCGCCGACGGGCGGAAAACGGAAAGGACAAGTCTCATGACCGACGAAAACGGCGGCGAATTCACTCCTCCTGCCTCGCAGGAAGCGCTCGACCAAATCATCAACGCAGCTGTCGCTCGAACGCACAAGCGGTACGAGGGATTCGACGACTACAAGGCCAAGGCCGAGCAGTTCGACCAGCTGCAGACAACCGATGGCGACGCACTCGAGCAGGCACGCGAAGAGGGTCGCGCCGAGGTGCGCAGCATCCTCGCGACCGAGCGCGTCAATGCCGCATTCGACAAGGCACTCGCTGGCCGAGCCCTCTCAGCGAACGCGCTGCTCAACTTCGACCGAGCCGCGTTCATGAAGGGCCCCGACGGCGCCGACGTCGACGCAATCACCGAGTGGGTAAACGCGAACTCGACCGAGATCAAGACGACGAGCGAAGTCGTCCCCGGCTCGGGCGACCGCACCCCGCCCCGCAACGGTGGCTCCGTCGACGAAGGCCGAGACCTGTACTCCAAGACCCGCAAGAAGTCTGCCTGACCAGGCAAAACCACTCTCAAAGGAGCATTCACATGCCTCGCATGACCACCGAAACGTACGGTGCCGGCGACATGACGTGGCTCGGTTCCGCGCACGGCCTCCGCAACGCGCGCACCGAAGTCCTCGACGTGTCGGCATTCACCGCCGCAACCCACTACCCCGACGGCTACATCAAGTCGGGCACCCCCGTCGCCATCGTCGACGGCCTCGTCGTCCCCTACGACGTCGACACCGACACCACCGACGGCGCAGGCGTCCTCGCCGGCTTCCTGCTCACCGACCAGCGCGTCGTTGGCAGCAACGACTTCGGCGTCCCCGTCCTCGACCACGGCCGCGTCAAGACCGCTGCCGTGCCGTACGCCAACTTCGCTGCGCCGGCCGCTGCGAAGAACAACACCACGATCGTCTTCGTCTAGGAAGGACCGGACTCATGCCACTGTGGACTGAACTCATCGAGCCCGCCACGCTGACCGGTTACATCCGCGAAGCGCTCGCCGACATCGAGGCTCGCAAGAACTCGCTCGCTCGGTACCTCCCGAACCGTGATGTGCCGAGCATCTCCGTCCGATTCCGCAAGGGCCAGGCCGGCCTCGTCGCCGAAGCCGAATTCCGCGCGTTTGACGCAGAGGTCGGCATCGGCAAGGGCCAGGGTGGCGGACGCGTCATGATCGAGCTCCCGCCGATCGGACACTCCGAAATCATCTCCGAGTACGACCAGCTCGTCGTACGCGACGCCGCCACCGAGCAGGTGCTTCCCGAGGCGCTCTCGACGACCCGTCGCGTTGCGCAGGCCGTGGCTGACCGCATCGAGCGGCTCCGCGGCATCGTGCTCTCGACCGGTCGCGCGACGATCCCCGAGATCGGCGGCGCGGACGACTTCGGCCGCAGTGTGTCGCACACCACGACCGCGAGCACGCTGTGGACCGACACGTCGGTGTCGCGCCTCGCCGACCTGCAGGCCTGGGCGGACATCTACGAGGACACCAACGGCGTCACGCCCGGCTCGATCGTGATCTCGCGCAAGATCATGCGACTCCTCGCCGCTGGCGACGAGTTCAAGACCACGCTCATCGGCGGCGGCGAGCGTCCCGCCACCGTTGAGGAGGTCACCAGCCAGATCGAGTCGCACGGCCTGCCTCCGATCGAGGTGTACTCGCGCAAGACCGCCGCCGGCGCAGTGCTCAACCCGAACGAGCTGCTCCTGCTGCCCGCTCCCGTCGAGCCTGACGCGTGGGAAGACTCGGAGCTCGGCGCGACGTTCTGGGGTCAGACGCTCACCTCGTCGAGCCCCGAGTTCGCGCTCGAGGGCGACCTCCCCGGCATCGTCGCGGGCGTGTACCGCGGCCATAAGCCGCCGATGATCGCCGAGGTCGTCTCGGACGCGATCTCGCTGCCCGTGCTCGCCAACGCTGACCTGAGCTTCAAGGCGACGGTCGCGGCCTAGCAACCCCTCGGAGGTGGTGGGCACGACCCTCACGGGTCGGCCCCACCACGAGCCCAGGCAAGGAGACTCCTCATGAGCGCAATCATTCGAACCGACCTCGAGGGCATCGTCGTCGTGCACCTTGACGACCTCACGACTCTCAACCTCAAGGCCGGCGATCTCGTGCCCGATGGTGCGACGGTCGGCGATCACCTGCTCGCTCCTGCGCCGGTCGAAGCCGACGCAGATGAGCCCACCACCTCTGGCGACGAGCCTGATTCCGGCGCGACGGCTGACGCAGCTGAAGAGCCGGAGCCCGAGAAGGCCGAAGCTGAGGACCCGGCGAAGGCCGAGCCCGCCGAGACCGCCGAGACCAAGGCGTCGGGCCCCTACGCGTCGACCAAGTCGACGCGCACTCGAAAGTAGGCTGTCATGCCTGCGCTGCTCGCTGACCTGAATTACTACCAGGCCAACGGCTTCCCCATGAAGCAGCTCACGGCGGAAGACGTCACGGCACTGCTCGGGCGAGCGTCACGGCTCATCCGCGGTGAATTCACGGACATCGACACCCGAATTCTCGCCGGCGAGATCGACGAGCAGCTCGTCGCCGATATCGCCTGCGAGATCGTCGTCGCCGCCATGCCGGTTGGCGACGCATTCGGGGTCGACTCGGTGCAGAAGGGTGCGGGCCCGTTCCAGACGACGCAGAAGTTCACGAACCCTCGCGGTGACGTGTACCTGTCTGCTCGTCACCGCCGGCTGCTCGCTGCTCGAGTTCCTCGGCGAGCGTTCACCATTCGAACTGGCGGGGGCTCCTGATGTTCGGCTGGGCGCGCACTCCGGTGACGCGGCTCCGGCCGGTCGAGGGCACCGAGGACCAGTACGGCGAAGTCATCGCGGGCGAACTCGAACGCGCTGAGCTCTCGCCGTGTCTGTTCGCCCCGGTGCCGACCGCGCTCGTGGTCGATGCCGGCGTTGCGTCGACCTCGACGCAACCAACGGCCTACTGGCCGGACGAACAGCCGGACGTGCGCGCCGGCGACCTACTCGAAATCGAAGGTGAGCAGTGGCGCGTCGACGGTCGCCCGCAACGGTGGCCGCTCGGCCTCGCCGTCACCCTCGTCGGAGAGGAGCACCAGCATGGTCAAGTTCACTCCGAATCTCCGTGAGATGGAGCGGTTCCTCAAGTCGGCGCAGATGCAGAAGTTCGTCGGCGACGTTGGCGACAAGGTCGCGCAGCGCGCCGGCGATGGGTTCGGGTCGCAGGTGAACGTCGGAGACGGCGGAAAGCGTGCGGGCCGTGCTCGAGCGACGGTGATGGCGGAAACAGCTGACGCGAAGCGCCGGCAGGCCCGCGATCACGTTCTCGAACGCGCCATCGGGCAGGGCCTATGAAGCCGCCAGACGTGAAAGCGCTCGTCATGGCGGCGCTCAAGTCGCTCGACGTACCGGTCGTTTCGCTGCGTCTCGACGACGGCACGAAGCGGTTCGTGCGCGTCGTCGCGACGGGCGGGCCCGGCCGCTCGAACCGCATCGTCCAAACCGTGCAGCTGACGATCTCGAGCTACGCCGAGTCCACCGGCCGCGCGGCCGACCTCGCGTCCGACGTCGAGGCACTCATCCTCGCCCTCCCCGCCGACCGCACCTCGCCCGTGTCGTCCATCCCCACCGCAACCACACCGATGGACGACCCCGACCCCGACACCGGGCAATCCCGGTACGTCGCGACCTATCAGCTCACCGCCACATGCCGCTAGGAGGCACCACCAATGGCTACCAACACCGCCAACTCTCTGATGTTCGGCTCGGACGACGACTCCGTCTTCCTTGCCGAACGCACCACATCGCTCGCAGCGTCGCTCGCCGAACTCGAGTTCGACGACGACATCCCCACCGGCCTCATCGATTGCGGCTGGGTCTCAGAGGACGGCTTTGCGCTCGACCTCGAGGACTCGGTCGAGAAGATTCGAGGCCACCAGGGCAACGCCGTCGTCAAGGAATTCATGTCCTCGTCGGACACGACGCTCACCGCGGCGCTGCTCGAGTCGAAGCTCGAGATCGTGAAGTGGAACCTCGACGCCGCCGTCTCGAAGGTCACCGGCGTCGACGGCGACTACGCCGAGATCAAGGCACCGTCGTCGCGCAAGGTCAAGAACCTCGTCGGCGTCGTCGACCTGTACGAGACCAGCGGCTCCGGCTCGCGCTGGCGCCTCATCTGTGACCACCTCACCCTCGGCCAGCGCGGAAGCCTCGCGTTCAAGTCGCAGGAGCTGACGACGTACAACTACTCGCTCGGTGTGCTCGGCGGCTTCCGCATCCTCACCGACACTCCGGCGCTCATCCCGAGCGTATAACCCTGACCACCTCGCGGCGCGGTGCACTCTCCCGCGCCGCGAGGTCCTTCCTCAGAGAGTGCACCGAACTAGGAGAGTGCATCATGGCCACCACCCGAAAGAGCCCCACCCGTACCGCTGCCGCTGCGGCCGGCGCCAAGTTACCCGAAGACCGGGCAGCGAAGGCCGAAGCGAACGACGACCTTATCCACGTCACGGTGCGCGGATTCGATTTCGAGTTCAACCCCGAACTCCTCGACGACGACGACATTCTCAGCGCGATGGAGCGCGGCATCCCTGACCCGCTCCTCACCGAGATCAGCAGCCCGGAGCAGCTCGCGGAGATCAAGAAGTCACTGCGCGTCGACGGCAAGCTCAAGCGCTCAGCGGTGCTCGAGTTCGCCGCCGAAGTCATGCAGGAGATGGGCGAGGGAAACGCCTAATCCTCCGGAGCCTGCTGCGGCGGTTCCCGGAGGAGATCGAAGCTGACCTGCAATCCGAGTACGGCATCGACCTGCTCGACCTCTACCGCGGCCGCATCTCGTGGCGCAAAGCCGCGGTGCTCGTGAAGCAGCTCCCGCCAGGGGCTCGCCTCTGGCGGGCCCACGGCGGGCCGGCCGCGTTCAGCGACGCGGTCACGTCGATTCACTACGAGGGCTACCGCATCATGACCGGCATCATGCAGGCCCTCGGCGTGAAGAAAAGCAAGCTCCCCGATCCGATCACGGCGCCCGAGCCCGGGTGGCGTGAAGCGGCAGAGGCACGCGCTGAGCGCTCCCGCCGCAAGGCCGCGAACTGGCTCGCGAGGCAGAAAACAACTCAATAGCGGAGGTGCCCGTGGCTGCGCAGAACGGTTTCGATTTCGGCGCAGCCTGGGTACAGATCGTGCCCTCGCTCCGCG